AATATAGAAGAGATAATCCTGGATCAAAATTAAAAACTGCAGTTACTGGTAAAGTAAAGCCTGGGTCAAAAGATGCCAAGCGTAGAAAAAGTTTTTGTGCTAGAAGTTTAGGACAAATGAAAAAATTCCCTAAAGCTGCTAAAGACCCTAATTCAAGAATTAGACAAGCGAGACGTAGATGGAAATGTTAGACTATGTCTTATCTAAATGCTAATATACCACCTATATATTGTAAAATAAGAAAGGAATATCTTTATGACATGGATGAAAATAAAGGAGAGTTTAGTGAATGCGTTATCTTTAGTATTAGCAGTATTTCAGGAAGGGCTATCCTATTTAACATCATGCTTCCAAATGGTGCGTGTTTTTGGAGACTGCCTATCTCAGCATTTTTCCAAAAACAGTTTGATAGAGCCAAAGTGCCCGATATGCAAATACACGAATTGGAATTGTGGAATTGTTTTAGTTACTGGCCTAGTATTACTTGTTTTGATTGGTTGGATGGTTTAAAAGGTAAGTTTTTAGGTTTAGATAAAAAGTTTTATCATGGAAGATACTTATTTACGATTGACTGGGCTCATCCAGATACTAATATCTTGGATGTTGAGCATTCTGAAATTCCTCAAGAACATAAGTGTGCACATATATTGGAGCTTGATAACGGTAATTTTGCAGCTCAGCCTAATAACCGTATTTTGTGGCATTGTACTAGCTACACTACTGATAACGATTGGCCTGACTATAAAGTCCAAACTACTTATTGGGATGCGGAACACCCTAGCATGGTCACAGAGGATTCTGATAAGATGTTCTATCAAATGGAAAAAGTAAAAGATAAAAAAAGAACATATGAATCATATCAAGAATATGCAAATGATATGTCTTTTGAAAATGATGGTAAAAAATGAGAGATACAAAATTAATTAATAAATTTTCTGAAGAAAATAAAAAAAAGCAACAAGAAATGAAACTTTTTATAAATTTAAAAAAAGAAGTTAATCATGGTGCAAATGGAACTCAAAAATATGTTATTAAACAAGGCTTAAACAAAGGTAAAATTGCGTCAAAATGATTGATAGATTAATTTATAAAATTTTAGGTTCTCTAGACAAACTTATACAGAAAGTGGATAATTTATTTACAAATAAAAAAAGAAAAAGTAAATAAATGAATTTAGCAGACTTATTAAAAAAGAATTTTGTATTGGTACCAGTTGTTGCATCTATATTAGTTGGAACATTTACTGGTGTTCGTTACATTGTTAATCTTACAGATACTATTAACACTAATCAGCAAGAAATCGTAGATCTTAAAAGAGATTTAAAAGTTGCTGAAGATAAAATTGTAGATCAAAATACAAGACTAACTTCTGCAGAGTCTACATGGCAGATGGCAGAAAATTTATACAGACAACTAGCAGATCAAGTCAGAGAACATGATTATGATATTAAAGATTTAAATAGGTAATGTATGGAGGTTCTCAAGATGAAATATTATTTTGCAGGATTAATTATTTTAGCTCTTACAATATTAACATTTTTTGTAGAACCTGCGTATCCTAGAAACGAATATCTTAACGATGGTAATAGTAGATGTGGAGAATTAGAAGTAAGAACAGAAAGACGGGATACTGATTATAACTATAGTGATGGTAGTACCAATGAACAACAAGGTATAATTTTTACATACAGAAAATATTTAGGCACAGATTGTGAGACTTCAAAAGAAAACGTAGCAATCAAACAACAATTAGAATTAATGAAGATGTGTGGTAGGGTTAATAGTAATCCAAGTCTTGCAAACAATTCTAATTTTGATTTACTGGTATCTAAATGTAGGGGTGTAACTCCTTCAAGAGATAACACTAGACCCTCTGATTCACAAAGTCTTTGGGATGATTTGAAAGATGAGTATAAAAAAGAGAACCCAGAGGTTAATTTAATGGGAGATAAGTTTATAAAATCAAAGAAGAGTACATTGAAAGTACCACCAAAAGACTATAAACTACCTAAACCAAAAGATGAGTAAACCTTTAAAAATATCTGAAGAGGCTGCTGTGCAGATGCCAATGAAGACAGTTGCTAGTTTAATTCTGCTCGTTGCAGCTGGCGTGTTCGCATACACCGAGCTGACGGCTAGGTTAGTTTCACTGGAGACATCACGTGAGCTGTTTGAAAATGATTTGCTCAAAAAAAGTGAGCAGGTCCCAACGGATCAGGAGCAACATTTTTTAATTGAAGATTTATATCAGACTGTTGAAAAGATGGAAGAGACTCAAGAAATGAATATGACTAATAAAGTAAATATAGAATTTTTAAGAGAACAATTAGATAAAGCATTGGAAGATATTGAAGGGTTAAAGGACAAAGTGCGAGAAAATGGAAAGTCTTATTAATGACTGAGTTGGTAGTAGCGTTACTTATGATTGTACACGGAGAGATTAAGGAAGCTCGTATCCAGACTTCAATGTCTGAATGTTTGAAAGGAAAAAGAGTTGCTAAGCGTGAATCTAAATCACACATAAAATACCAGTGCATAAAATCTATGGCAGAATTAGAGTCAAATATTGATGGAAGTTTATCAATAAAAAAGCTAATATTAGAATAGTGTCTCAAAATATAAATATTTATAAAATACCAAATTTTTTAAAACATAAAGAAAATTTAATTCATTTAATTTTTAAAATACCACAAACATATGTGCAAAATAATTTTGAATCTATTTCACATACTGATTGGCAGATAACAAAAACTATGAAAAGAGAATATGAAGAATATTTTATGACACATATATTTCAAGATTTTGCAAAAAGTTTTGGAAGTAAATATAAATTTAATAAAATTTTATGTACAAGTATTTGGTTTCAAGTTTATGCTAAAAACGATTTTCATATGACTCATACGCATCCTAAATGTAATTTTAGTAATGTTTTATATATTGAATTACCAAATAATAATTTAATAACAAATATTCATGATTTAAATGATAATAAAATAGATATAAATATTGAAGAGGGCAATATAATAACTTTTCCATCTTTTTATCGACACAATAGTCCTAAAAATACTACAGATAAATCGAAAATAGTTATATCTTTTAATACAGATGTAGAAATCTAATTGACCAGAGTGTATTATAAACAAAAAGGATAAAATATATGAATTTAACACGAAATTTTTCCCTTCAAGAATTAACTAAATCAGATACTGCTATTAGGAAGGGCATAGATAATGAACCTAATGCAGATCAAATAGATAAACTTAAAAGACTTTGTGAGAAAATACTACAACCAGTACGTGATCAATTTGGTAGAGTAAAAATAACCTCAGGCTTTCGTTCTCCTGAATTATGTGTTGCTATAGGATCGAGTTTAAATTCGCAACACTCCAAAGCTGAAGCCGCAGACTTCGAGGTGGTAGGCGTGGACAATGCTGAGGTAGCTGATTGGGTAAAAATGAATTGTGAGACAGATCAATTGATCCTCGAGTTCTACACTCCTGGCGAACCTAATTCTGGATGGATTCATGCAAGTTATGTAGAGTTTCAACCAAGAGCTCAATATATGAGAGCTTATAGAGATCCTGACACCAAAAAAACTAAATATAAACCAATAACAGGAAAGGCTATTGATTTAATATAATGGCAATTACAAGAGGACAAATACCAAGTTTACTTGAACCAGGACTAGGAAGAAACTGGGGTAAAAAAACTAGAAAACAATTTAAAGTAAAGGCTCCCAATGTTAAAGGACTTAGCTCGTACTATGATGACCTTTATAAAAAATCCAATAGCAAAAAAACTAAGGTCTAGAAACTATAAACCTAAAGTGATACAATCTAAAAAGTTGTACAACAGAAAAAGGCTTAAACACTATGACAAAACTATGTGCTAGAGGCAAAGCAGCCGCTAAAAGAAAATTTCGAGTATATCCATCAGCATATGCTAATGCTTATGCTAGTAAGATATGTGCTGGTAAAATTAAAGACCCTTCTGGTGTCAAAAGAAAAGATTTTAAGGGACCTAAACCAGCTGGTAAAGTTTCTGGTGGTGAAGCCAAGGTTAAGAAAGTAATAAGTGGTTTACAGAAAGCATCAAAAACACATGCTGCTCAAGCTAAAACATTACAATCTGTTGTAAAAGCTTCTGATGGACAATTCGCACAAAAACTACAACCATATGATGGAAGCTACATAAAAGGTAATTTAGCTGGTCATAATGTATCAAACAAAAGTTTAAATAATTATTACAAAGGAATGATTGATGAGTAAAAATAAAACTAAAAAGAAAATGCCTAAAGCTAGAGATATGGCTATGGGTGATAAAAATATTTCATATGTAGGAGACCCATTTATAGTAGATGGAGAAATCTTTGATCCTGCAAAAGAATTTCCAAAAACTTATATTAGACCAGAAGGGACTAAAAATTTTATGTGTGGCGGTGAAGTAAGAGGAACTGGAGCAGCAATTAAAGGAACAAAATTTAAAGGAGTCTTTTAATGGGAAAGAAAAAAGGTATAGATATCACTGGTGCATTTGGAGCATTTGATGATGAATATGTTACTGTGCCAAAGGGAGAGTTAGGAATAAAGAAAAAAGATAAAAGTTTAACTTTAAGTCTTGAAAAACCTTTCAGTAAAAAAACTAAAGAAAATATTAATAGTACAATTGGAGCTACCTTTACTAAAGAAGGCAAAGATTCTTCATTATCTATGACAGGTTCTAAAACTGGTAAATCTAAAAATGTAATGTTTTCATTTTCTAAAAGTTTTAATATAGGTGGAGAAGCAAGAGGTGGTGGAGCAGCTATTAGAGGCAAAGGTTTTAAAGGCGTATTCTAATGAGTCTTAAAAAATGGTTTGATCAAAAATGGGTAGATATTGGGAGCAAACGAAAAGATGGTTCATACGCACCTTGTGGTCGTTCAAAACTAGCATCAGATCAAAAACGAAAATATCCAAAATGCGTCCCTGCTGCAAAAGCATCAAGGATGACAGACTCCCAAAAGAGGAGTGCCGTTGCGAGGAAAAGAAGTAAAGCCCAAGGAGTGGGTGGTAAACCAACAAATGTAAGTACCTTTACCAAGAAGTATTATGGTGGTATGATAGAAATTTAAGGAGAATTTATGTCGGAAAAAATAAAAAAATTAAGAGCAAAAACTTTAGCAAAAATTGCTGGATCTCAAATAAGTGAGAGTGAAGCAGAAAAAATTAAAAAATTAATACCTACTACAAAAGATAGTGAAAGTGTATTTGAAGCTAAAAAAAATAGTCTCTTAATGAAAATTGATAGTATGAAAGTTGGGGGAGAAATGTTAAAAGGCAATCAAAAAAAATTAGACAAAAATAAAGATGGTAAAATATCTGGTGAAGATTTTAAGATGATGAAAAACAAAGCCAAAAAAGGCAAAATGATGTATGCAAACATGGGTATGGAAGCTAAATCAACTCAAGGTTATGGTGCAGCTAGAACATCAGGTATGGGTTTACAAGATGAACAATTACCACCGGGAAAAAGTTTAGATTATTATAAAGATATAATGTAATGAATTATGGCAACGTCAGGAACTACAGCATTCGATCTACAGATTGATGATATTATTGAAGAAGCATACGAGAGATGTGGTATTCGAACAAATAGTGGTTATGACATTAGAAGTGCTAGACGAAGTTTAAATCTTTTATTTTCTGAATGGGGCAACAGAGGTGTTCATCTCTGGAAAGTTAAATTAAATCAAATTCAATTTACAGCGGGAGTAGCAACATACTCAGTGCCTACTCAAGTTAATGATGTTTTAGAAGCTTACATTTCTTCAAGTGGTGCAGTAAATGGAACTTTAAATACTGCTCTAACTAATGTTGCAACAAGCGTTGTACTTACAGATGGTACTGGATTTGCATCAAGTGGCACAATTCAAATAGGACTAGAATTTATTACTTACACAGGTAAATCTACAAACACATTAACTGGAGCAACTAGAGGAGCTAGAGGTTCGTTAGCCGTGGCTCATGCAGCAGGTGTACCAGTACAAAATATAACTGGCTCAGGAACGGCAAGTACACAAGATGTTGCTTTAACAAAAATTGATAGATCAGCTTACTCTGCTTTACCAAATAAATTAACAACTGGACAACCCTCACAATATTTTGTGGATAGACAGACACAACCAACAATAAGTTTATATCTTGCTCCAAATGCATCTACTTATACAACATTAAAATATTATTCGATTGATAGAATTGAAGATGCTGGATCTTACACAAATAATCCAGATGTGCCTTTTAGATTTTTACCATGCATGTGTTCAGGCCTTGCATATTATTTATCACAAAAAAAATCTCCAGATAGAATTCAATTATTAAAACAACTTTATGAGGATGAATTATTAAGAGCATTGAATGAAGATGGTTCAAGAACTTCAGTTTATATTTCTCCTCAAACTTATTTTGGAGATGGTGTATAATGAGTTATGCAAGTGGAAAAAGATCATTAGCTATATCTGATAGATCAGGACAAGCATTTCCTTATAGAGAAATGGTAAAAGAGTGGACTGGTGCATTAGTACATATATCGGAGTTTGAACCAAAGCATCCTCAGATTGATCCACCTTATCACAAAGCTGATGCTGTTGCTTTACAAAATCCAAGAACTATGAAGTTTCAACAACCAACAGATATATCAACTATAAATCCACAAGCCCCAAACGATGATACAATTGCAGATTCAGGTGGGATATTTGTAGGGGTTGCTAATCTTACTTTACCGGGAGATTTTGCATTTAGAACTCAAGACTTTCAAGTAACTTCAAATGGAATTACAACAACTATTCATAGTATGATTCCAGAAGACCCTTCATTACAAAATAGAAGAAGAGAACTTATATCATCATTAGGTTCTGTGGAGGTAAGTATTACATAATGGCGATAACTTATGCAAATTTTTTAACCCAAGTAAGAAACTATACAGAAGTAGACAGTAATGTTTTAACTGATGCAATTATTCAAGATTTTATTAAATCAGTAGAATTAGATATAGCTGGTAAGGTTGATTACGATGATTTAAGAAAATATGCTACATCCAATTTTACAGCTGGAAATAGATATGTAATTTTGCCTTCTGATGCGATTATTGTAAGATCTGTTCAAGTTATAGATAGCAGTGATAACAGAACTTTTTTAGAAAAAAGAGACACAAGTTTTATTTCAGAATTTTCACCAAATGATACAGTGACAGGAACTCCTAAATATTGGGCAAATTGGGAAGATAATGTCCAACAAGGGCCAGTGATTTTAGTTGCTCCTACCCCAGCAACTGCAGATACAGTTCAATTAAATTATATAAAATCTCCACCAGAATTTACTAGTACAACGAATACTTTTCTTTCTACAAACCAAGAATCAATGTTATTACATGGAGTATTAACAGAGGCTTTTAGATTTCTAAAGGGGCCTGACAATCTATACAACCTCTATAATTCGAAGTATAATGAAGAAACACAAAATTTTGCCCTACAACAAATGGGTAGAAGAAGACGAGGAGAATATCAAGACGGAGTACCAAGAGTCAAAGTCGATTCTCCTAGTCCATAAATTTAAAGGAGAATAATTATGGCAATAACAACAAATGCAATCTGTGATTCTTTTAAAAAAGAATTACTACAAGGAAGTCACGATTTTGATGCATCAACAGATACATACAAATTAGCGATGTACACAAATTCAGCTACATTAGGTAAGTCTACTACAAACTACACAACACCAAATGAAGTTTCATCACCATCAGGTTATACTGCTGGAGGTAAAGCTTTAGTAAACCAAGGTGTTAAAGTTTCATCATCAGTAGCTATCACTGATTTTGCTGATTTATCATTCGTAGGTGTAACTCTAACTGCTAGAGGAGCACTTATTTACAATACGACTACAAACGGTGGTTCAAATACTACTGATGCTGTAGCTGTATTAGATTTTGGTGGAGATAAAACTGCAACGTCTGGAACTTTTACAATTCAGTTCCCAGCATTTACAACATCTGCTGCTATTTTGAGATTAGCTTAATTTAAAGGAGGAGCCTAGTGGCTGACATTACAGTTCCAGTTCAGTCGCCAGGCTCCGAATATTGGGGTCAATCCACTTGGAGTTCTAATGATTGGGGTGGATCAGGACTTTCAATAACTACAGCTCAAGGCTCTATAACAACTTCTGCAAATGCAGATGTAAACGTTACTGGCATACAATTAACATCATCACAAGGAACTACTGTTGGTGGTACTTCTGCTTTAGTATCAGTTACTGGTAGTTTAGAATCTATGGCTGTTGGAAGCACAGTTGTTGGAATAGGAGTTCCACAAACTGGTATTTCAATGAGTTCAAGCATTGGAGCAGCTACAGTTGATGAATCACAATTAACAGGAATTGGTTGGGGTAGAAGAGCTTGGGGTAATTTAGCTTGGGGTGAAGCTTTTTCAGTAGCAGCTACAGGTCAAACAATAACATCCTCTATTGGAACAGCAACAGCATCAGCAGATTTTACAGCTAGTGTAACTGGACAACAATTAACTTCAACATTTGGTAGTTTTTCTTTAAAGATTGATCAAGACATAACTGTTTTTGCAGCAGAGGATCAACTTGATTTTACTATTGGTACATCGACTTTTGATGCAGATGCAAGTGTAACTGTATCAAGTGCAGGTCAATTAACTGGTTCAATAGGCACAACGATTGCTGGTCTTAAAACACCAGTTGATGTTTCTGGAATTCAAGCAACTATGTCAATTGGTACTATTGCTTTACAACAGTCTACAAATGAACCAGTCACAGGACAACAAGCTACACTATCTTTAGGACAACATGCTGAAATACCAGGTCAAATTATTGGAGTATCTGGCCAACAATTAGCAGGGTCAATAGGTTCAGTCACAGTGACTGGTGTGGCTAATATCAGTGTAACTGGTATACAAATGACTGCTTCATTAGGTAATCCAATTATAACATCTTGGCAAGAAATTAATCCTGGTGTAACTAATACATGGGTAGAGGTTGATTTAGCAGCATAGTTTAAGTATAATTATAATTATTTAAGGAGAATTTTTTTATGACATCTAGTTATTCAACAGATTTAAAATTAGAGCTTATGGTTACTGGCGAAAACGCTGGTACTTGGGGTGATAATACAAACAACAATTTAAATTTAATTCAACAAGCCATTGCTGGTTTTGAGCAAGTAACACTTTCAAGTGGTGGGACTTTAGCTCTTGCTATGACTGATAAAACTATTTCTAATGCTAGAAATATGGTAATTAAATTTGCAACAGCTACAATAGCTGCTAGTACAATTTGTACTATACCAGATAGTATAGAAAAATTTTATATTTTTGATGCAACTGGATTAACTAATCCAGAAAATTTAACAATTAAAACTGCATCAGGAACTGGTTTTACATTAGATGCTGCAAAAATTTATGCTGCATATTCTGATGGAACAAATTTAAACGAAATTTCATTAGACACTTTAGGAGGCACAGTTGCTGCTGCACAAATTGCTGATAGTGCAGTAACCACTGCCAAAATTGCGGACGATGCTGTGACCTCAGCCAAAATTGCGGACGATGCCGTTGTTGCGGCTGCGATTGCGGATGACGCGGTTGGTTCGGCAGCTATCGCTGATGGTGCGGTAGGAACTGCTGCTATTGCAGACGATGCTGTAACTGCAGACAAACTTGCTAACACTGCAGTAACTGCTGGATCTTACACAACAGCTAATCTTACAGTTGATGCACAAGGAAGATTAACTGCTGCTTCATCTGGTTCAGCTGGAGCTCCTTCAATGATTTTAACACACACAAGTTTAACTGATTCTAATACGGATGCAGGTTTAAGTTCAACATTTACAGCTAATCCAGCTACAACAAAAATTAATGTTGTATTAATTGGTGGAGGAGGAATGGTTGGTAATTTTAACAGACCTTCTTCTCAAGCTACTGCAGGAACTGGTGGTGCAGGATTATGGAGCACTACAATTACACAACCTTTTACAGTTCCAATTTCAGTAGGAAGTGGTGGAGGCCCAACAGGACCAACTACAGGAAATTCAGGAAACCCATCAGTATTCGGTAACTTTGTTGCAAATGCTGGAAACGGTGGAGAAACTGGTAATCCAGGAAACGCACCAGGAGCAACTTCAATTTACACAGATTCAAATTTAACAATGCCAGCAACTAATATAAACCATGTTTGGCTAACTGGCCAAGGACAATCTCCGGGAGCTGGTTCTGGAAGAGGTGGTTCGGGTTCAGGTTCGACTAATAATCCAAACCGACCTGCTGGAGGCGGTGCTATTTTAATTTATGAAAATTTAGGAGATTAATATGGCAAAATTATTATTTATTAAAGACCAAAATAAAAGTGAAGGTTCGTTTGGTTTAGCTTTAGCAGATGGGGAATCTGTAGCTAACGAATGGACATATGATGTTGAGACAATTACACAAGAACAATATACACAGTTAGTAAACGGGTCTAAAATAATTAATTCAGATAACGGAAATATTACATTTGTAGATGCTCCTATTTGTCAAAATAAAGAAGAATACGATCAATGTTTGAGGGCTTTAAAATCTAATCTTGCAGAATTAAGTTGTAGTTACACTTACGCTGCTAAATACCACACTGAAGGTTTTACAAATTATGTAAACCAAGTAAACGAAATAGATTCATCTACTATTAGCTTTCCGTTAGGCACATCTTTTATAAATGATATAAGTACAAGATGTCCAGATTTTGTAAGTTTTATTACTAAATAAAATTTACAAACAGTTTAAAAAATGTATATATAGGTATATGTTTTCAAAGGATAATATAATTCAATTTAAAGCAGATAAATTTTTTATAGAAAATAACAAAGATATTTATCCTGTTCCTTCTTTAATAAATATTCCAGATTGGTTTAAAAAACTAAAACATCAAAAAGGACATGAAACAGTAAAAGGGTGTATGCCTTTTTTAGATGCTATTTCAGCTGGTTACATACTTAAAAATTCAACTGATTTTTGTATTAAAAACGAAGATGAAAAAACTTATATAGAATATTCTTTAGGTCAAAACCCAACAGATTATAATTTAAATGCTGCAAATAATCACTCAGCCCATCCTAAAATGCAAATGGAAGGTTCTCCATTAGTAAAAAAAAATAATATGCCAGCCTTTTTAAAAATACTAAATCCTTGGATTATAAAAACTCCTCCTGGATACTCATGTTTGTTTGTAAATCCCTTAAATAATTCTGACGATAGATTTGAAGCAATAGCTGGTATTGTTGATACTGATATTTTTAAAGGACAAATTAATTTTCCTATTGCTTTAAATAGTGATAAATATAAAAAAAATTTTGAACATTTTGTAAAAAGAGGATCGCCCTTAGTGCAAGTAATTCCTTTTAAGAGAGAAAGTTGGAAAATGAAAATTACAGAGGAAAAAGATTATACAATTAATAAATTTTTAACAGTATGGAATACAAATTTTTTGAGACAATATAGAGATAGAATATGGCAGAAAAAAAAATGGAAGTAAAAGATTTAATTGATATTCAAGACAATGCTATTGATATTAGAATGGTAGCAAGAATAGTAGAAGTATATGCAAAAAGAAAAAATATTTTTGAAGATGCAAAGGTAGGTCCTACTAAAGATGAGAATGGTTTATTAAAAAAACACATAAGAAGTGCAAAAAGTGTGAACTTAAATAGAAATGCAAAAAGTTTAACAGATGTTCGATGGGGAAATAATTTATTGTCTGTGTTTCTAAATGGGTTAGCTAGATATAAGGAAAATAAAAAATTAAAACATTTAGAAGGTATTATGGTAAATGATATTCAATTACTAAAATATAATGAAGGTGATCATTATATATACCATATTGATCACGGCCATTTTACACCTAGAACTTTAAGTTGTATATTGTTGTTAAATAATGATTATGAAGGTGGTGAGATTTCTTTTACAGATCCTCAAGGTAACAACGAATTTAAGGTTGAGACAAAACCAGGTAGGTTAATTGTTTGGCCTAGTAATTTTATGTATCCACATAAAGTAAATAAAGTAACGAAAGGAACAAGGTATTCAGTTGTATCATGGGCACTATAAGAGATTTTAAATATAAAAAAATAGAAAATTTTTTAAGTAAAGATGTTTTAAATTTAGCAAGTACTTACTGTGAAATTAAACATAGACAAACCGATGTTATAGAAAACCCAAACAGAGCTGAGCTTGAAGGTAACTATGATACTGCATTTTACGCAGATTATTTTTGTGAATCTTTATTAATGCGAAGTGTTAATAAAATGAATGATTTAACAGGTTTAAAATTATCACCCACTTATTCTTATTGGAGAATGTATACTTTTGATTCTCAACTTAAGGAACATACAGATAGGCCTGCTTGTGAAATAAGTGTTTCAATTAATATTAGTAATAGTGGGGAAGAATGGCCAATTTATATAGATGGTAATCCAATTATATTGAAACCAGGAGATGCAGTAATCTATCTAGGTTGTGAACTTAAACATAAAAGAGAAAAATTTACTGGAGATCATAATGCACAAATTTTTATGCATTATGTTGATAAATCTGGTCCTTTTTCTAATCATATTTTAGATCGAAGAAGTTTACCTGGAGAAGCCTTAGTTGGGTTTTAAATACAATCTTAATAAGGTATAATACCCATATGCCTTTAACAAATGTACAAATAAGACCTGGATTTAATAAACAAGTAACCCCTACTGGAGCTGAAGGACAATGGACTGATGGGGATTTTGTTAGATTTAGATATGGCCTTCCTGAAAAAATAGGAGGCTGGGAACAAATAACTTCAAATACACTAGTCGGTGCGGCTAGAGATCAACTTGTTTGGGCTGACTTGGATGGTAGAAGATATTCAGCTATAGGTACTAATAAAGCTTTAATAATTTATTTTGAAAATTCATTTTACGACATTACACCATTAGACGCTGCAATTGCTGGAGCAACCTTTACAACAGCTAATACTAGTCCAACTGTAACAGTAAATAAAATAGCCCACGGACTTTCTGCTGGAGATTTATTTACATTTACATCTGTTACACCTCCATCAGGAGCTGGTTATTTGGCTGCAGATTTTACTACAAATACTTTTGAAGTTGTGACGGCACCAAGCCAAGATACATTTACGATTACAATGGCAACTAATGCTGGAACAACAGTTGCGGCAAGTGGAGCAGCAACAATAAATCCTTATGTTAAAGTAGGACCACTAAATCAAACTTCTGGTTTTGGTTATGGTACCTCTGGGTGGGGTGGATCATCTGGAGTAATATCAACACTTAATGGTTTACTACAAGATGATACTGCTGGAACTGGAGGGTCTGGTACATCAATTACTTTATCTTCTGTTGTTGGTTTTCCAACATCTGGAACTATAAAAGTAGGCACTGAATTTATTTCTTACACTGGTATATCCACAAATGATTTAACTGGTATTACCAGAGGAGTTGCAGGAACAAGAACTGCTCATTCTACTGGTGCTTCTGTTGAAGTTTATCTTGGATGGGGAACGGCATCATTAACTGGTGGAGTGACCTTAGAGTCTGCATCATGGTCATTAGATCATTTTGGTTCAAAATTAATTGCAACAATAAAAGATGGTCAAACTTTTGAATGGGATACAATAAGTAATGTTGCTGCTGCTTTAACAACTAGAGCAACTGTAGTAAGTGGGGCACCCACAAAATCTGTTATGTCAATTGTTTCTGAAAGAGATAGACATTTAGTCATTCTTGGAACAGAGACTACGATTGGTACTTCAAGTACCCAAGATAAAATGTTTATAAGATTTTCAGATCAAGAAGATATATCTGATTATGCTCCAACTTCAGTCAACACTGCGGGTACATTTAGAATAGATTCAGGAACAAAAATTGTGGGAGCTGTGAGAGGTAAAGATTATATTTTAATTTTAACTGACACATCTGCATATGTTATGCAGTTTGTTGGTCCTCCGTTTACATTTTCAATTAGACAAGTTGGTTCGAACTGTGGGGCTATAGGACAACACTCTATCAAATATGCTAACGGAGCTGTTTGGTGGATGGGTCAAGCTGGAGGTTTTTTCGTTTATGATGGTACTGTAAAATCTGTACCATGTTTAGTTGAAGATTTTGTATTTACAAATAAAGGAGACAACCTTGGCTTAAGTTATGCTAATGGTGAACAAATATATGCAGGACTCAATCATCTTTATGAAGAAATAAGTTGGTTTTATCCTAAAAATGGTTCTTCATTAATTGATAGAGTAGTCACTTATAATTATTCTGAACAAACGTGGACAACTGGTTCATTATCTAGAACTACTTGGTTTGATGCCACACTATATGATAATCCTTACGCAACAGAATTTTCATCAACAGGCACTCCCTCTTTTCCAACAATACAAGGAGTAACAAATCAAAATGGTGCTTCAACTTATTATGCTCATGAAGTGGGTAATAATGAAGTAGATTTTACTGGAGCAAAAACAGCTATTCCAGCTTTTATTCAATCTGGAGATTTTGATTTATCTCAAGGTGGAGATGGACAATTTTTTATGAGCTTAAGAAGATTTATTCCTGATTTTAAATTAATTACTGGTGACGCACAAATAACTATTAACCTTAGAAAGTTTCCTTCTGATACTTCAACATCCTCGCCTCTCGGACCTTTTACAGTAAATAGCACAACTGAAAAAGTAGACACTAGAGCAAGATCTCGATTTGCAAGTATTAAAGTTGCGAATACTTCAACAGACCAAAACTGGAGATATGGAACTTTTAGAGCTGATGTGCAACCTGATGGAATGAGATAATGGCAAGAGTAGATATTATAATTCCAGAGCCAACACCAGTTTATACTGAAGATAATCAAAGACAAATAGCTCAATCTTTACAAACTCTTAAAGATAAGTTAAACACTTCTTATCAACAAGAAATAAAAAATGAACAAGATACTTTTAATTGGTTTTTATTATGACAATCAGATACAAAAGTGACACCTACGATTTAACAACAAGTAATATTACAACAATTTTAACTTGTCCTGTTGATGGAACAATATTAGTTAAATCATTACAAGCAAGTCACCAAAATGCAAGTAATGTAGATGTTGATGCATATTTACAAAAGTCTGGTGGATCAAATGTAGAAATTAGTCATGCACAATTAAATAAAAGTTTTACAAATATGGTAAGTGAAACTTTAGCGATGGAAGCATCTGATGTTCTAAAAATTCAAGCAGACACGGCTAATGAAATTACAGGTGTTGTAAGTTATGCTCTTATAGACAGATCCCAGGAAAATGGCTAGACAAAAATTTGTAAGTTTTACTCCCAGACCAAAACCTAGGAAAAGGCCTCGAAGACATAAAAAAAATCTTTGCAAAGCGGAAAAAAGAAGTTATAAGAAATATAACAGACAAGGCAGATAATTATGAATGATTTACCAAAAATACCAGCTGAAGCTAAAGAAGTAATAAAACATAAAAGAACAGGAAAAGTATATGCTAGTAAAGCTGAGTTTGATTCTGATGTTGCTGATCCCAATACTGACACTACTGTGGATGACTTTAGACAAGACCTCGAAATTAAAGTTACTAAAATTCCAATGGGTATTGAAACAAAAAAATAAATGAAACCTAGAGGTGCAACTGAACTTCAAATGGAAATGCTTAATAAGCATGTTTCAAAAGAGCTTTTAGAGAAAGTACAAATTTGTACATCAATACCAGGTAAGGTTCCATTAGACCCTGACAAACTTAATATATTGTGGCAAAAAAATTCTTATGATCAACCTAATCTTCAAGAATTTTTTAAAAATAAAGAAAGACATAAAGAATATGATTGGTATGTTTTTAACAGCCATTGGAATTATGAAAAGTTTAGATATTTTTTTGGAATACCAACTGAAAGATGTATCGTTATAAAAAATGGTATTGATGAATTTCCAATTAGAAAAATATATCAAAAAGGAAAACCGATAAAATTAATACATCATTGCACACCTTGGAGAGGTATAAATGTATTATTGTTAGCTATGCAACAAATAACACATCCTAACATATCTTTAGATGTTTATTCTTCTACTCAAGTATATGGCTCTGATTTTAGTAAAGTGCATGATGATGAATTTAAACCACTATACGATCAAGCTAAAGAATTACCAAATGTAAATTATATTGGATATAAACCTCATGAGTACATAAAAGAAATGATGCCTAATTATGATATGTTTGTTTATCCTTCTATATTTGAAGAAACATCATGTGTGTCAGCTTTAGAAGCTTTAGCGTCTGGGGTTCATGTAATTACAAATAATTATGGAGCCTTGTATGAAACTTGTTCAGAGTGGCCTGTCTATGTAAATTACTCAACTAATTATGAACAGATGGCAACAGATACTGCAAATGCAATCATGACTGCTGCAGGATATCTCCATGAAGATAGTATTCAAGAACATTTATCAGAACAACAAAAATTTTATAAAAAATTTTATAACTGGAAAAGCAAAGGACAACAATGGACTACTTTTCTTACTGGAGCTTTAAAAGATAAAGGTTTATAATTTTTTATGTTTGAGTATGAAAAACTTAATGAATACATTATAAAAGTAAAACTACCAGATTTAATTTTTGATGAAATAAAAATATGGAAAAAAGAATGTGATAAAATTAAAAATCACAAATTATCTTTTTTAAAAACTATGGATAATGCTGGAACTGAAGGCAATAATTATCAAGTAAGTGTTTCTAAATTTTTAATTTATGATGGATTTTGGTTACCTTACGTTTTAAGATTAATTTCAAAACTTTGTGGAGGCCACCATAGAGATTATTATTTAAGAGAATGGCCTGGTCATTTTGAATCTGACGTTTGGATAAACTATGCTTACAAAAATAATTATAATCCAATACACAGCCATAGTGGTTTTGTCTCAGGAGTTATTTACTTACAAAATCAAAATGATTTAACTATTTTTCCAGATCAAAATTTTAGTGTACAAGGTAAACCAGGGGAGATGATTTTATTTCCTTCAACATTAGAGCATCAAGTAGAGAAAATAAAAGATAATTATGAAAGAATAACTTTTGCATTTAATATAAATCTTGATAAAAACCATGAAAGAGTAAAAGGGCACCATGAAAAAAAATAATGAATTTGTAAATGAAGATACTTATCAAACGTTAAAAGAATTTAGAGTTGACCCACCCTCTCAAGATTTAGCTGTTAAGCCATTATGGAAAAATAAACCAAAAACAAAACCAAAAAAAGATTATTCTATATTTGTTGCTACTCCAGTGCATAGTGATGTATCTTTACATTATACACAAGCATTACTAGAGTTTCAAAAGTACGCAAATGAACAAGGTGTAGAAACACATTTTCAATTAATGAAATCTTCATTAGTTACTCAAGGAAGAAATTTATGTGTATCAAGTTTTTTGGAATCAGATCAAACTCATTTGTTATTTATTGATTCTGATATATGGTTTCATTCTCCGTCAATACTTAGAATGGTAGAAAAAGATAAAGATATAATATCTATACCTTACCCGTTAAAAACAATGATGTGGGAGAAACTATTTCAAAAAATACAAGATGGTGTAAATATACAAAAACCTTACGATTTAAAAAAATATTTAAATACTTATCCTATGAGAGTTGAAAACCCTAAAAGTATAATTATGGATAATGGTGTAATTGAAGTTACCCATAGCCCTACAGGTTGTATGTTAATTAAAAGAGAAGTTTTTGAAAAGATGATTAAGGCTTATCCTGATAAAAGTATTGTGCAAAAAACTGTTATTAATGGGAAGTATGTAGATAGACCAAATATGTGGAATTTTTTTGACACTTTACATGATCCAGTAGAAAAGGTTTATTTAGGTGAAGATTTTGCTTTCTGTAAACTTTGGAAAGATTTAGGTGGCAAATGTTATGCATTAGTGGATGCTCCAATAGTTCATGTAGGTGATCATACATACGAAGGTCGATTTAGTGATGAGTTGATAAGCAAACAGTAAAATGGTAATATATGCTATAATTAGGAAATTACTATATGGACCCATTCACAATAGCACTAGCCACATTTGGCGTACAAAAACTTAGAGGAAAATCTACAAAAAGATCATTACGAGATGCATTCTTAGTAGGAGGTGGTTCTTATGCATTAGGACAAGCGGCTCCCCAATTAGGAATTGGACAAGGTTCAGCTTTCTCAGGTTTAGGTTTTGGTCAGTCTGCCAAAGGTGCTTTACCAACTTTACCAAACGAAGCTGTAGCAGGAGCACAGTTTAGAGACAAAGGTTACCAAGCAGCTTTATCCCAAGGTGCAGAAACTACTTCTGCAGAACCAACTGGTATTATGAAATTATTTAAAAAAGCAAAAGATAATCCAGTCGAGTCAGCTTTAATTGCTTCAACAGTTTTACCATTATTAGCTGGAGAGGAAGAAGCTCCTAAACCAATGTTTACTGAGGATGATTACAAACAAGCTTACAAAGAACAATCTCAAAAACTTCAAGGTGGTTTTGAACCAGTAGCAGATGCAATGCCTTCAAGATCAGATGTATATGGTTCAAATATGTTTTATGCAAATCAAGGTGGACTTGCAACTGCAATACCAAAATACAATCAAGGTGGTGTAAATTATTTACCATCAAAAATAGACCATAATGAAAATGATGTTAACAATTATGTTAGAGCAGAAGGTTATGTAGAAGACGGAGCTGGAGCTGGAGACAAAGACGAAGATACAATGTTAGCTCAACTAGCTGATGGAGAATTTGTATCTAGAGCTGATGCAGTTTTAGGTGCAGGTATTTTATCTGGAGCTGACCCAAAAAGTTTTAAAAATATGAGAAAAGCAGGTGCTGACTTTTTTTATGATCAACAAAAAAAATTTAAAAGAATTTACGATATAGTCAATGCAAGTAAACAAAACTAAAATAAAAAAACAAGTAGAAGTACTTGAGATATTTCCAAAATTACTTGATGAGTATTGGAACTTAGTTGATTTTATGTTGAGAGAAGGTTTAAAGTATGATGGTGATCCAATGAATATTAGTGATCTAAAGAAATTAATTAAAGAAGGCCAGATGCAATTATTTGTTATGTTTGGTTCTGATGACGGTATTCAATACAAAGTGTTTGGTGTATGTGTTACACGAATCACGGCTCTTCCTAACTTTAATCAATGTGAAGTAATTTTATTAAAAGGAAGCAAGAGAGAATTGTGGCAAGACGAACTTGCTGATACAATAGAAGGACTTGCTAAATTAAGCAGTTGTAAAAGAATAGCTGTTCATGCAAGACCTGGTTGGGAACCTTTTTTAAAAACAAAAGGCTGGGGTGTTAAAAGATATTTATATACAAAGGAGATTAAGTAATGAGTTTTATATTTGGAGGCGGTGGAGGTGGCGGTGGCCAGACACAATCTGGTTCATCAGTTGTTACACAAAGAGAAGCTCCTGGAGTTGAGGCTAGAAAACTATCCTTATATGATCAAGCTGCTAAATTAGCATCTACTCCTGTTTCATTACCCGCAGTACAAGTTGCTCCACTTTCTGGATTAGAACAAGCTGGAATAGCACAAGCTGGTCAAGTTGGTGTTGGAGCTGGTACAGTAGGACAAGGTATAACTGCTTTACAAGGTGCACAAGCTGCTCCAAACATATCTTCTTTTTTAAATCCTTATCAGTCTTATGTTACTGATGAAATTACACGTCAAGCTGGAATAGCAACAAATAGATTAGGTGCACAAGCTGTAGCTAGTGGTGCATTCGGTGGTGGCAGACAAGGAATTGCAGAAGCCGAAATAGAAAGAGCAAGACTAGCTAATATTGGTCAAGCTCAAGCTCAAGGTTTTCAAACTGCATTAGGTGCAGCTCAAACTCAAAGACAACAACAATTAGCAGCTGGTGCTACTTTAGGATCATTAGGTGCACAACAACAAGCTATGTCACTTGCAGATATTCAATCTCAATTACAAGCTGGTGGTGTTCAAAGAGGCATAGGCCAGGCTGGTTTAGAAGCTCAAAGACAAACTGCATTACAAAGACAATACGAACCTTATCAAAGAATAGAATTCTTAAAAGGTATTATGACAAATTTACCAACAACACAGAGTACACTTACAGCAACCACGGCTCCCGGTGCTAACCCAGTTGGACAAGCATTAGGTGCAGGACTAGGTGCATACTCTGCTTACAACTTGATGCAACCGAGGTAGTAATGGATAAAGTATTAACTAGAAAATTATTTAAAGATAGATATTTCAAAACTTTAAAACCAACTATCAAACATTTTCAAAATGGTGGTATAAGTTCTTTATCTCCAAAAGAAAAAGCTATATATGCTGCAACACTTGCTGCTCCATTATTACAATCTAAAGGCAAAGGTTTAGGACCAGTCTTTAGTGCAATAGGCGAAGGTGTTGGAAAATTACCAGCAACTATTTTATCTGTTGAAAAAGCTAAAGGAAGTGGCAAAGGTGTAAGGACTTTAGGAGAACAAGAATTAAAAGCTTATAATTTACCAAAAGGAACTGTAGCTCAAGTTGATGGAACTGGAAAAATTACTGTTGTATCTAAACCCTCTGCTGAATCTATTAAACAAATTCAAGGAAGTAAAAGAGTAAGAACTATTTTATCAAGAATTGGTGATGACTATTATAGATTAGGTAAGCCAGTAGGTTTTGGAGATATGGGTAGAATAAGAGCATCACTTGGTAAAGTAGGTGGATCACAGTTTTCAAAAGATTATGGTGCTTTTAAAAGTAGAATTCAACAAGCAACTTCATTTGTTACACAAGCAATCTCTGGTGCTGCAGTATCAGAGCAAGAAGCAGAAAGAATTACAAAACTAATTCCACAAGTAGGAGATACTGAAGCTACATTCGAAGCAAAGCTACAAGCATTAGATAGTTATTTTGCAGATGCAATTGCAATTGCAGAAGATAACAATGCAGACTTTACTACTGCTTTAGAAATTATGGAGGCTTCAGGAAAAGGTGCTTCAAATTATATTGATTTAAGTGAAGGTGTTACCATAAAACAATATGATGGTAATAAATATGATGTAAGTGCAAATTAAGGATTTATATGGCAGAAATAGTTGTACAAAACGAAACATTCAAAATAAAAGGTTCAACTCCTACACCTAAAGAGCAATTAGCTATTGACTCAGTATTAGCTGCAAAAGGAAATACTAAGGGAGGTGGTTTAAGTTTTGATGATGAGATGAAACTTATGATTACACCTGAAGAAGTTTTATCAGATGCTGCTAAAGGTAAATATAATAAAGATACAGAAAGTTATTTATCAAGTCCAGAATTTATGAGAATAGTAACAGAGGTAGGATTATCAATAGCTGGTGGTATTGCTGGTGTAGCTGCTGCTCCATTTACTGGAGGTTCATCTTTAGTTGGTACATCTATCGCTGCTGCAAGAATAGCTAGAATTGCCAGACCACTTTTAAATTTAAGTAAAAATAAACAAAAAATTTTAGCAGGTGTTACTGGAGCTGGAATTGGGGGTGGAGCTGGTGCAGCTATATCTCAAACATTTGATCCCAAAGAAAGTATTGTAAGAGAAGTTGCTAGAGGTACAGCCCAAGGTGCTTTTGGAGAAGTACTTGGTTTTGGTATGGCTGGTGCATTAGCAAAGATATCTAATAAAGTTACTGGAGCATCTATTAAAACTATTGATGGTGCTAGGGATGTAGTCAAAGGATTAGATGCTGATAAATTATTTTATAAAGAAATAGCAAAAATTAAAGAAACTGGAAAATTACCTTCTAAAGAAGTTTTAGATAAATTAGTTGGTAAAGAATTAACAGAAGAACAATTAAAAACTGCAGTCACACTTAGTCCACAACAAAGAGCTATTTTGGAAAGTTTAGAATTAAGTGATGAAGCATATAAAAGTGCTCAACAAGCTAGACCAGATTTTTTTGATAAAAAGAAAAGATTGTTAGGCAAAGGAGAAGAGTTTGTTTTTGAAAGAGGAAATATTGTAGCTGGTAAATTAACAGATCAGTCTGGAGTAGAGTTAGCTTCTTCTCTTGCTGCTGCTTCTATTGGGGGTGGTGCATTTATAAGAAATGCAGAGGGCCTAGGAAGAATAACAACAATTGAATCTATCGATCAATTTACAAAAGTATTAACAAAAGATTTACCAAAAATAGATTATGATGCAGCCAAAGATGGGGTCACTCAATTTTTAAACGCACAAATAAAAGGTAATTATACAGATATCTATCAAGGAACTAAAAATAAATTATGGAATGATCTTACTGCTGATATAAACGCAACAATAAGAAGAGCAGACGGATCAATGGACCCAGCTTATGATGTTGTAATTAGAAGTCCTGAAGTACCAAAAACAATAAGAGTAAGAGAAAGACAACCTAATGGTCAGTATCAAAATAAAGATGTTACAAAATTAGATGACTATGTTTATGAGGCAATGGGAGACAACGCTATTGTAAAAAATGGAGACATTACAGAAATGTTATCTATGGTTGGAAGACTGAAAGAGAGAGTTGATTACAATCAATTTAAAAATGTTTACACTGCTATTGGAGACATGAAAGGTCTTACTGGTAAAGCATCTTCAGTAAGAGCAGAACTTTTAAAAAGAATGGAATCCATGTTAGCTAATTCTCCACTACCAGCTGCCGTAAATGCAAAAAGAGTAATTGCTTCTGGTTTTACTAATTTAGGTGCAAAACCTTTTCAACAAGAAACAATTAAAAAATTATTAAATTCACAGATGGGGCAAGAAACCTTATATAAAAATATTATAGGTGCAGGTAAACCAAGTTACTTTAGATCATTTAATCAAAGTTTAGAGGATGCAAAATTTAAAGTTGCTGGAAAAGAGTTTGATGTTTTTCCAAATAGATTAGCAATTAGAGGTGCATTACAAGGACAGTTTGTCAAAGATTTTTTAAATAATAGTGTAGATAAAGCTGGACAATATTTTAACTTAAATAAAATTAAAGCTGAAAAATTTTTAAAAGATTATGATTGGTTATTAAAAGAAGATGTAGGTTTTTTAAATAAACAACAAATAAAAGGTATAAGAGATTATACTAGAAGAATCCAAATGGTTGAAGGTAAAATTAAACCACCAGGCTCTGCTGGTACAAGTGGAGAAATGCTAGTACAAATGAAACAAGCTGGAGCTATTTCACAAATTGTAGGTGTAGTAGGTTTTTCAACTGGAACAATTGATCCGGGTGCTGCAACATTTTTTGTATTAGGCCCCACTGCTTTAGCTTATGCTCTATCAAGACCTTCTACTACAAAAGCTTTAATAGATGGCCTAGGAGGTGTGAGTAAAGGTATTGGTAAAGCTGGTAAAATTGATAGCTTTCCAAAACTAGAAAGATATATTGGACAACTTGGAAGTGCATTAGTTGCTGAAGGGGTAATAGGTGCACAAGAAGCAGAAGCAGCAATCAATCAACTTAACGGTAATAAAGAAGCTTTTGAAAAATATTTTAAAACTGGAGTTATGCCTAATGCACCAGCAAAAAGAGAGTTTGATCCAGAAAATGCACCAGCAATAGAAATAGATCCATACTTAGAATCTGGAATACAAAAACAAGGCTCTGGTCAAAGAGTTGGTTCTATAGTAGGCTCAGACACTAGTAGTATACCTTTACCAAATATTACACCATCAAATCTACCAATGGGTGGTCAACCTAATACTGAATTAGCACAAGCCCTTAACCTTTTTAATAAGGGAGGAATAGTAAGTGCCAAGAAAAACTTCTAAAGATAGTCTAGCTCATCAAAGAATTGATGACCACGAGAAGTTGTGCAGAATCATGCAAGAACAAACTAATAAACAAATTAAAGATTTACACACGGATGTACATAGAATAGAAAAAATTCTTATATCTTCTACTGCATTTTTGATGACATCTATGATTGGAATAATAGTTGCTCTTTTATTTAAAGTATTCTAAAAGACCATGTGCGACTAATCAAAGATAATAACAAATTTCAAATTACCGATCTCAAGTTAGTTAATAAATACAACTACAAGAAGTATACTAGACAAGAGGAGGACGGCTCACGGACCTATAATGTAGGTAACAAAAAAATACCAAGTGTTACAACCATACTATCTGCTACTCAATCTCCAGAAAAGAAAGCTGGACTTGATAGGTGGCGTGAAAGAGTAGGATACCAAGAAGCAGCTAGAATTACCTCTCAGGCAGCCCTCAGAGGCACGGAGATGCACTATGTCCTTGAAAACTACATAGATGGCCGTGGGTATATAAATCTCTCTGAGGATGGAGCTAAAGCAAGACTTATGGCTCATGAGATAGTAAACAATCTTGACCTATTGAAAGAGGTATGGGGTAATGAAGTAAGTCTAGCTTATGAAGATAGATGGGCAGGTGCAACAGATGTAGTAGGTCTTTATGATGATAAGCCAACAATTATTGACTTTAAACAAAGTAATAAACCAAAAAGAGAAGAGTTCGTTGAAGATTATTATTATCAGATAGCTGCATATTCATTAGCACATAAAGAACAATATGGTCCTATAACACAAGGCCTTATATGTATTTGTACCAAAGATGTTTTGTATCAAGAGTTTAAAATGAATGAATTTAAATTAAAAGAATATGAAGATAAATGGTTAGAAAGAGTTAATAGATATCATGAAGAAAAAACACCCAAAGGATAATAAATTTCATAAGGGTAATGCCTAATCATCGGACATTTAAAATAAAACCTATTAATAAATTTATAAAAGAAAATTTAGGTTTAGATTATGTTGATCCATTCCCATATCCTTTTAAACAAGATGCAATTGATTTTTTAAAAAGTATTGAAACTAGTTCGATAAATTCTTTAGTTTTTGACCCTCCATATTCACAATATCAACTTAAAGAAAAATACAAAAGTTTAGGTATATATTTCCATAACTCAAATGATAATGATCAGAATAGAAGAATAACTAAATATTGGTCCAATTGCAAAAAAGAAATTACTAGAATTATTAAACCGAATGGAAAGGTTATATCTTTTGGTTGGAACTCAGGGGGTATGGGTAAGAAGAATGGGTTTGAAATACAAAAAATTTTATTAGTTAATCATGGGGCTCAACACAATGATACTATTTGTACATTAGAAACTAAAGCCACTTCTGAACTTGTTCCCCAAGAGTCTTAGCAGATAATTCAATTTTATTTTCTAAATTATGTAATACCATTTCATCAATAGTATCTGTTGCAATAAGATCTATATATGTGACTTGAGAAGTTTGACCATATCTATGAGCACGATCCTCGCTTTGCTGACGGACTTCCAAGTTGTAAGAATTACTAAAATATATAACATACTTAGCAGCAGTAAGGGTAAGACCATAACCACCAACAGTAGGGTTCCCAACAAGGAAACGACATCTGTCATCAGACTGAAAACTTTCAACAGCTTGGTTACGAACATCCACTGAATCTTTTCCGTATATTGAAACCACCGAATCTTTTCCATAGGTCTCTCCTAATTTAGTTTTAATCATCTCTATGTTGTGTACATAATTAGCCCATATAATACACTTGTCTTCACTCTCCTCCAAGATACTCATCAATTCTTTAAGTTTAGCATTTGTTTTAAAATCTACAATTTTACCATCATTAGTTTTAACAAAGCCATTAGCCACTTGTTGTAGTTTAAGTAATTCAGTAAGCTTGTTATTGTAAGATACTTCATCGTTTTGTAGTAATATAATAGCAGTTGCTTTTAATTTTTCGTAAGCAATTCTTTGTTCATCAGGTAATTCAATATGTCTTTGTACATACATTTTCTCTGGTAGATCAAGGCAATCTTTTTTTCTTACCCTATAAGAAAATGTTTTTAATTTATATTCTAACTCTTCAAGATTTACATAATACTTGGGTATTTGTATATTGTACCCTCCTCTTTCAATACTATACATAACTGCATATTTTGATTTAAATACTGTAAAGTTCTCATACCCTAATAATTTTTTATCTAAAAAAGCACATTGAGAAAACAAGTCTAATGGAGACTTAGTAATTGGAGAACCAGTTAATATCCTCTTATATCTAGCTAATTGTCCTAATTTAATAATAGCTTTTGTTCTTGAAGCCTTAAGATTTTTTATAGATGTACTCTCATCTAATATAACCATACTCCTCATTCCATGTTTAAGTAATTTATACTCAAGCCATTTCTTACCTGATGCATGAGATAATGCTTCAACATTCATTAATATAAATGTAAGTTTTTTTGGGTCTAATTTAAATGTTTTATCTTTAGTGACTTTCCAAATATAAATATTAGTTTCTTCTGGACAATGAAAGTCGATTTCTTTTTTCCAATTTTGATAAACAGAATTAGGTGCAATAACAAAGGCAAAATCTATCCTTTGTTCTTGGAATAAGTATGCTGCATTATCAATAGCAACTTTAGTTTTACCAGTTCCCATCTCCATAAAATAAGCAAAGTTGTAAGGTTTGGCCCCTTCAATTAATGATTGCCTTTGATGTTTAAATGGTTTTGTTTTATAATTATACACGCAGAATTATTTAAATTATTTGTTTGCATTAATCAAATTAATAATATATTGATTCTTGCACAAGGAGGTTCTTATGGACTTAGAAGCAGAATCTATCATAACGGTAGATACTGGCATGTCGACAGACATTGCCAAATCTTGCAACAAGTTATTGGAAACTCAGAAAAAAATATTAACGACTGAAGAAGAACTGAAAAAGTTAAAAGAAGTCGAGACTACTCTTTCTGAGCAAACAATTCCAAACTTAATGCAACAAGCTGGTTTATCTCTGTTAAAATTAGCAGATGGTTCATCCGTTGAGGTTAAACCATTCTATTCAGCTAGAATACCAGCGTCTAAAAGTGATGAAGCTTTTGACTGGCTTAGAGACAATGGACATGGAGACTTGATTAAAAACCAAGTGTCTTTGGAATTTGGAATGAAGCAAGACAATGAAGCTAAATCAATTATAGAAGAGCTGAAAGCAAAAGGTCTACCAGTGAAGCAAAAAACTTCTGTTCATCCAAGTAGTCTTAGAGGATTTGTTAGAGAACAAATTCAAGATCTTGGTAAAGATGTACCTGCTGAACTGTTTGGAACTTATGTTGCAAATAAAACTAAAATAACCACGAAGGAATAATCATGATCGAAAAAAAAGCGATGACGACAAAAAAAGAAAACCTTCCAGCTGCTATTAATTTAGAGCAGATGGCAGGTCAAGGTCAAGAGTATGTGACGGCTCGAGATCAAAAACTACCAATCCTAAAAATACTTTATGCTAACTCTCCAGTCCTAGATGAGACTGATGGCAAACATGTTGAGACTGCAAAGCAAGGAGACATATGGAGTGAAACATCAGGTAAAGTTTGGAAAGGTAGACAAGGATTAATAGTAGTGCCTTGTCTTTACATAAACACTTTTAATGAGTGGAAAGACAAAGGGGATAGTCCAGGAAGACCAGTAGGTATTCATACTGATCCAGCTATTATGTCCCAAACAACTAGAGGTGCCGACAACAAAGACCGATTAGAAAACGGAAACTATGTTGAAGATACTGGTAATCACTTTGTTTATATTTTGGATGAAAATTATAATCCGATGGAACAAGCTTTGATTACTATGAAATCTACTCAAAAGAAAAAATCAAAGACATGGAATTCAATGATCATGTCTAGAAGAGCACAAGGTAAGAATGGTATGTTCAATCCACCATCATGGTCGACTGCTTACAAGTTAAGCACAACCAAAGAGTCTAATTCACAAAACTCTTGGTATGGATGGGTTGTTGAGTTTGATAAGTTTTTAAATACTCAAGAACATTTAAAAGTATTGGAAACAACTCAAGCTTTCTATCAAAGTGCTATGAAGAGTGATATTTTTGGTAAAGTAGATTTTGCACAAGAAAATCAAGCTCAAGGAAATAATAGCCCAGATAAAACTAACGTTCCATTTTAAACCATGGAACAGGAGCTCTTAAAAATATTTGAGGGTAATTCTGAACTGTTCATCACTACCTCTCTAACTGGAGAGGTAGATGAACGGGGAAAGACAGTAGGCCAAACACTCACGGTCCACGAACCAGTTACTCTTAAAATCTGGAAGGAACATTTAGAAGGTACGAAGCGTATAGGTATCAAACCTGAAAAGGATGATATGTGTAAGTGGGGATGTATAGATATTGACCCACAAAGTTATAAAGATTATTCACAAAAAAAAGTTATAGATATTCTTAGGGACAATCAATTACCATTAGTACCAGTAAGATCAAAATCAGGTGGACTTCATTTGTTTTTGTTTTTAGATAATTGGTATCCAGTAAAAGATGTTTTAAAAAAATTACATGAATGGAATAAAAATTTCTTTCAAGCATTAGAAGTATTTCCAATGAATAAATGCATGAATATGCCTTACTTTAATATGAATGCTACTACTGAGTTTGCATACAATGAATCCAATACTCCAGTTATGATTGGAACATTTATTGAAATAATTAGAAATAAAACTTTATCGTTAGATAAATTACAAAATATAAAAGTAAAAGAATATGAACCTGAAGAGGATTGGAAACACTATCCACCTTGTGTTCAAAAAATGATTATGGATAAATGGTCTGGTAACCATCGTAATGATTTACTTTACAATGTGGGTGTACTTGAGATGAAGAAGTCTGATGGCAAAATTACAATTGAAGAGATGAGAACAATACTTCAAAAAAGAAACCAAGAAATATTTGTAACACCAATGGATCCTAGAGAGATAGATAACTCTGTAGCAAAATCTGTAATTAAAAAAGACTACAACTATAAGTGTCCACCAAAGCTTGGTGCTATTACTCCAATATGTAACAAAGATTTATGTAAGTTTAGAAAACTTGGTATTGGTTCACAAGTCCCAGATTTAATTGATGACTTTGAAGAAATAGAATTTATTAGAAGCACAAAATCAATTGAATATTCTTTTGTATTTCAAGGAGAGAAAATAGTAATTGGTCCAGAAGATATGAAAGATGAAAAATCATTTAGAGTAAAACTTTTAAGATATGGAATTTATTGGGTCACTTTACCAAGACCTAGAAGTGGTCCTTCTCCTTTTGAAATGCTTATATCAACTATTGTTAAGAAAGCAGTAGAGAATGAGAAGATGAAATTTGAAGATACACTAGGAGAAGAGAAATACAATTTTCTTAAAAAATTCTTTGAAAGCCATATTGAGGAAGATGACTTTGATAAGCTGCAAGATAACTATGTGGTCTTAGATTCTAAAACAAATGTGTGTTACTTTAAAAAAATTACTTTTGAAAAGTTCTTAGGTAATGATAAAACATTTAAGAGTGCAGCAGAGGCTATGCACTTATTAGGTTGTGAAAGAATAGATTATCATGAGGGTGTTAAAAATGTATGGTCTGTCGAAATGCCTAAGTTCGTAGATTATAAAAAAGCAAGTAAACCAAAAGAAAAGAAAACAATATCGGAGATGGATGAAGAATTCCACACAGGAAAGTTTAGAACTTAAAATATTAAAAGAACTTTATCACAAAACCATAAAGATCTTTGGTCCTCCCGGTACAGGCAAAACATATACATTAATAGAAAAAGTTTTAAAAAGTTATTTAAGAAAAGGTATTAGACCACAAGAGATAGCCTATCTATCATTTACAAATAAAGCAGTTAACACTGCAGTAAGAAGAGCTATGGAATCTTTTCCAAAGTATAGCACTGAGGATTTTTCTAGATTCAAAACATTACATACTTATTGTAGAAGATATTTTCCTGAAGAAGTATTTGACCCTAAAGATTGTACAATTGATTTTGCTTTACAAACTAAAGTAATTAAATCTAGTGATAAAAGATTAGCAGATGATAACTTTATGTATAAAGACTGGTCATTAGGAGTATACAGTAAAGCTAGAAATTTATTAATCGCACCAGAAGAAGCATATAAACAAGAAGCCTATAAGAGAGATTCACTTACTGTATTTTTAAGAAAGATAAGTACCTATGAACATTACAAGGTCGGTGGAGGAGAAAGATCATTTATAGATTTTGATGACATGATTGAAAGAGCTATCAAAGAAGTAGACTTTCCTTCATTAAAAGTTTTAATATTAGATGAAGCTCAAGATTGTACACCTCTTCAATGGTCTGTTATTTATAAGATGGCATCTAAAGTAGATAGAATATATTTAGCAGGAGATGATGATCAAGCCATATATAAATGGAATGGAGCTGACCCAAAATATTTTACTCAATTCTTTCCTGGTCGTAAAGTAAAGTTAAGAAGAACTCAGAGATTCGGTGAGGCCATACATAGATTTTCTCAAGTAATTAGAAGAGGTATTAGTGACAGTGAAGAAAAAGAATACCTACCGGGAGGAAGTAAAGGATTTGTTAAAGCTTATCTATCATTTAAAGAAATACCTTTTGAAACATTTAACGAGGATTGGTACATATTGGGACGTATCAATGAAACTGTAAATGAACTTAGAATGTTAGCAAAAGATGCTGGTCTTTATTACAAAGATAACAAAGGTACAAAATGTTTTGACCAGAAACAATGGGAGGCTATCAAGGCATGGACTGCAATTACCAAAAATAAAAAGATTGATAAAAAAGCAGCAAGAAACATGTATAAATATATTAGAGAATTAGAAGACCCTAATTATAGGTTAGATAAATTTTGGAGAGCAGAACCTGATTTAAGAGATTATGATTTTCAAACATTAAAAGAATGGTGTGGACTTACATTAGAAGATAATCAAAAAGATAAACCTTGGTATTGGATATTAAGAAGAAATTTTAAACCTAGACAAGTAAGACATTTTATAAGATTACTAAGAAGATATGGACAAAAAGAATTAGATAAAGATCCGTTAATAACTATAGATACAATTCATAGTGTTAAGGGTGGAGAGGCTAATCATGTTGTATTGTATGGTAAGGGAAACTATCCATCTGACTATAAACATAAAAATAAAAAAGAAAAAAGTGATGAACGAAAAGTTTGGTATACTGGTGCAACTAGAGCAAGAAAAACTTTACATTTACTAAGATCTGACTATAAGTTTAACTATCCGATTGGACAAGACTATTTAATATATATACAGGAGAAAAATGACAAATAAAGATTTATTCGATGAAAGTTTTCCTAATGATAAGCAGATTGGAGGATCTCACTACAAGCAGTTTTTGATTCAGCCCTGGACATTTATAAGAAAGAACAATTTAAATCCATTACAAGCAAATATAATTAAATATGTATGTAGATATTTATCTAAAGGTAAACCCTTAGAAGATTTAGAAAAAATAAAACATTACTGTGATTTAGAAATAAAACATCTAAAAGATCGTAAGGATGACAAAAAGAAAAAAAATTAAATGTTCAAAGTGTGATAAAGATGCAGTCATTATTGAAGACAAGATATATTATTGTGGTCCTTGTGCTGTTAAGCAGTTTATTACAAGGGTGCACAAAAGACTTCGATCTAAACCCAACATCAACAATAGTCAGAACAATGTTAAAAGGAAATAGCAAATGAGTAATGGATTACAACTTACATTAACTTTTAAAAAATCAATGTGGAATACTCCTAGTGAGTACAAAGACTTATCTCAATACAAAGAAATAGCGATTGATTTAGAAACTAGAGACGATGGTATTAATGAAAGACTTGGAGCTGGTTGGGCTTTAGGTAAGGGGGAGATAGTAGGATTTGCAGTAGCAGTAGAAGGATGGAAAGGTTATTTTCCTTTTGGTCATCTAGGTGGTGGCAACATGATACCTGAACAAGTAAAGAAATATATGAAAGATGTATGTGCTTTACCGAATACTAAAATATTTCATAATGCTCAATACGATGTAGGTTGGTTACAAGCATCTGGTATCACGGTCAACGGACCTATAGTTGATACAATGATTGCAGCTGCACTTATAAATGAGAATAGATTTTCGTATTCATTAAATGCATTATCAGTAGATTACTTAAACGAGATAAAAGCTGAGACAGAACTTAGAGAGGCTGCAGCAGCACATGGTATTGACCCTAAGGCAGAGATGTGGAAGTTACCAGCAGAGCATGTGGGTTATTATGCAGAACAGGATGCAGAACTTACTTTAAAATTATGGCAAAGATTTAAACACGAAATAACTTCACAAAGTTTAATTACTGTATGGGAAATGGAGCAGCAACTGCTTCCGATATTAATAAAGATGCGTCAACGAGGAGTGAGAGTCCAAGTGGAAAAAGCTGCAGAATTACAAAAAGAAATGAAGCTCCAAGAAAAAGAAATACTATTGGATATACAGAAAGAAATAGGAATAGAAATAGATATTTGGGCACCCCGCCAGATTGCCAAAGCTTTTGACAAATTGAAGTTAGAATACCCGCGAACCGAAAAAACAAAAGAACCTTCCTTTACACAAAATTGGTTGATTAATAATAAAAACAAAATAGCACAACTTATTGTAAGTGCAAGAGAAGTTAATAAATTTCATGGAACTTTTTTATCATCTATTATGAAATACCAAGTTAATGGGAGGATACACGGAGAGATCAATCAGTTGAGAGGAGATAATGGAGGTACAGTTTCTGGTAGACTTTCAATGAGTAATCCAAATTTACAACAAGTACCATCTAGAAATAAAGATTTTGGTCCCAAGATAAGAAGTCTATTTATTCCTGAAGAAGGCCATAAGTGGGGTAGCTTTGATTATTCTCAACAAGAACCAAGAATGACAGTGCATTATGCAGCTTCAATCGGAGATGGTTATGAGGGTTCAAACGAATTAGTGGATGCTTATCAAAATGCCAGTGCAGACTTTCATCAGACAGTTGCTGACTTAGTTGGAATAGATAGAACTCAAGCAAAAACAATTGGCTTAGGTTTAATGTATGGAATGGGAAAAAACAAATTAGCTAATTCTCTTGGTGTTAGTAAAGATGAAGCCAATGAATTAATTATTAAATACAATAAAAAAGTACCCTTTGTTAAAAAACTTTCAGATAGATGTAAGTATGCAGCAGATGAAAAGGGAGTTATCAGAACTAAAAAAGGTAGAAAATGTAGGTTTGATATGTGGGAAACTAGAGACTTCGGCTTACACCAAGCAGAAAAATATGAAGATGCAGTAGCCAAATATGGTAAAGATAATATTAAAAGAGCATACACATACAAAGCTTTGAACAGATTAATTCAAGGATCTTCAGCTGATCAAACAAAACAATCAATGTTGGATTGTTATAATGCTGGTCATTTACCTATGTTACAAATACATGATGAGTTATGTTTTAATATCAAAGATGAAGCTCATGCAAAAGAAATACAAAAGTTAATGCAAAACACAATTGAATTTAAAGTACCAAGTGTAGTTGAATACGGCCTTGGAGAAAGTTGGGGAGATGCTAAATAAAAAAAACATACCACACAATAACCAAGATATGATTGCATATGCTGCAGGATTATTTGATGGTGAAGGTAATATTAATTATGCTCAATACAATTGTAAAAATCCGTCTGGTAAAATTTATAAAAAATGGAATGTAGCTATGGAAGTAGCAATGACAGATTTAGATTGTATTAAAAATTTTTATGATATTGTTCAAGTTGGGTCTATACATTTTAAAGGTATTGGTAAAGGTTCATTAGGTAAAAAAGATCAATGGAGATGGAGATGCTCACATCAAAAAGCATTACATTTAGCAAAATTATTTTTACCTTATGCAGTAGCTAAAAGAGAAAAGTTATTTAAAATTATAAACCATTATGAGTTTAAAAAGCCGACAGAAGCCCTAAGTAAAAAGTTTCCTTTTTTAAAACTTAAGAAAAGTTAACTAGCTTGAGCTAAATTTTCTTGTACATCCTGATACTTAAGACTGTTTCTAGTAGACTTAATATCAGATTCTATTTTAAGCATTTCAGTGTTACATCCACCATGGGTCATTAATTCTGCTGACCATCTATGCTCAAGGTGTTGAAGTTTTTTCAACAACTCTATCTTTTTCGGACTCATTTTTAAGTTCCTCATAAGTTATGTGAACCCTAGTATTCCCGGTGAAACCATCTTTAGTTATTTCAACCTTACCTTGGTCCACTTGTTCCGACAGATTTAAAATCGCTTCATTGCAGTTTGCAGCTTCAACAACATGGTCTAATTGCTGCCCTCCCATACTAGCTTTGATACGATAAGCCGTCATAAGATATTATAAGATATTTTAAAGGATTGGTCAACATTGTAGCCCTCAGGGTCAATAGCTATACAATGTACCTCGTAATAGTCCATAAACCCCCCTAATTCTTCGATTTGCAGTTTTTGAGACCTTCCGACACTAATAGCTTCTTTTCTGCATATAGTGGCATCTGAGAGATTATCTACAAGATATTGTGTGCACTGAGTACCGACATCATGAAAATTCCAACATATGCTGCCTAGTAATATAAATTTTAAGATCATATTGAGTTTATTTGTTTACATGCAAAAGTTGTATAAATTTTAAATTCATTTATTCTATCACTACCTATTTCTTCTATTTTTTCAAATGCTTTTTTATACCCATCCAATTGGCAAGTGTATAAATCATTATAGACATTAGAAAATGTATAAGGCTTTACACATACATTTTCAATCATTGAACACAAGGTAATAGTTAAAATATATTTCATAATTTATTTGACTTTACTTTCTATCCCATATATTTAAGAGTTTATGAAAAACAAAAAGAGCAAAAGTCTTATACTCGATAATATCATGACTGAAGTAGATGAACAATTGGCAGCAGTTCCAACAGCTGATTTTGATGGAAGCCCAATTGAAGATTCACTTCATATGGATATGTTAGTTGATGGTATTGCAGCAATTCACTTTGTTGATGGTATAGGCAGAAAACATTATCCATTTAATAAAACAGTTGCGACAATTTTAATTGAAGATGAATTAGAGTGTCGTAATTTAGAACCAACATCGGAGGATATAAATGTTAAATAAAGTTGAAGTAGTGTTGAACGATATTATTGATAATAGAAAAGAAGTATTACCAATAGGAGAACAACCAGAAGGAAACTTAGATCCTTTAGGTAAACTAGAAGCAGTTATGAAAAGTTTATTTAAGAATATAGATTTGCTTCAAGAAAACATAAACAAACTTAAAGCAGAAAACCAAAAATTAAAAGATGCATTAGGTATTGTAACTACAGAGGAAAACTCACATGGACATTAATAAATGGAAATCAGTCGCAATCAAAAAATATGATTACGATTTATTAAAAGGACTTTGTAAAGATAAATTCAGAGCTCCAGGTGCAATGATATCAAAAATATTAAGTGATTATGTTGATCATCAGGCTAGGAAATTAAAAGTTCCTAATGCAACATACCGTACAAAACTTTTAAATGGAGAAGCAAATGTCGGATCCAAAAGAAATAAAAGCTAAAGAGTTTTTTACAATAGAGCTAGATCACCAAACTAATAACATAACCTTATATGTTAATGGTGAGATTAGAAATAAAATACATTCTATGAAAGCAGAATCTTTATTTGATAGAATGCTTAAAATAGCAAAACAAAAGTTCTTAAAAATGAGAGAACGAATTGAACAATAAACTTAAGGTATTAGATTTATTCAGTGGGATTGGAGGCTTTAGTTTAGGTCTTCACTCCACTGGTATATTTGATACAGTAAAGTTTGTAGAGTTTGATAAATTTTGTCAGAAAGTTTTAGAAAAAAATTTTCCTGATGTACCAATAGAAGGAGATATAAGAGATGTCAAAGGAGAAGAATTTGAAGCAGATGTCATTACTGGAGGATTCCCATGCCAACCATTCAGTGTTGCAGGAAAACAAAAAGGAACAGATGACAACAGATATCTCTGGCCAGAAATGTTTAGACTCATTAAAGAAATTAAACCAGAGTTCGTTATTGGGGAGAATGTGCAAGGTCTTATTAACCTCCAAAACGGCATGGTACTCCGACAGGTGCAAAACCAATTGGAGAGTGAAGGTTTCGAAGTCCAATGTTTCCTTATTCCAGCTTCAGGCATCGGTGCTTGGCATCAAAGGAATAGAGTCTGGATTATTGGCCACTCCAAACACAATGGATTACTTGCCTCCGAGAAGCGTTCAAGGGACAAAGAAATTAATGGAGGGACACAGAAAGGGCAGAACCAAACCATCGAATCTGAGGGAACAAGTGGATCCAATAACAATGGCAATGTATCCAACACCATCGGCCAGTTGTCAGATGGATGTAGTAGCCCCACCAGAAACAGTAAAAAAGAATTCATCAGGTTGGAGTGTAACGAGGGTTGGGACTGGCAGAAAGTTCGGAGCCAAACTGAACGATGTAGTGAACAAGCTATGGCCGACACCGAGACAGAGGGATTACAAAGATGCAGCATATCAACCGACTTGGAAGGAAGCCAGAGATCAAGCAACAATATTACCGAGGCAAGTACTGAAGAACAATACACCTGGTGGCAAACTCAATCCAACCTTTGTGGAGTTCCTGATGGGATTTCCAGAGAATTGGACAAAAATCGATCCAACAGAATAAAAAGTTTAGGTAATGCAATCGTCCCACAATGTGCAAGAATCTTAGGTCTAGCTATTAAAAAAGTTTTAATTGAAGAGGGAAGAGAATGAGTGCCACTTATGGTTTAGGTATGTTTGCATATAGTATGATATGTTTTTTTATTGGTTCATTAATAATTTATTATGTTATAAACAAAAACAAATGATGCTCAAATTTTATATATGGTTGATGGGTTGGTCAGGTACTCTAAGTGCTTGGGCTTGGAGAAAACATGCAAAAATAATTAGGGGTAATAGAAGATGACTTTTTTATTTAATGTTTTAATAATTGCATTAATATTTGGATTTATTACTTTACTATTAATGTTTTGGAATAATGAGGATGTATGAAATATAATAAATTAGCTTATAAAATATACAAAGCTTTAGATGAAAAGACTCAAAAATGTTTAGGTGTTGAGTATGATATTGAGAGAATAGATAACACTGAAAATAAAAAATGGAATGATAGATTTCTTATGTCTTTCTGCAATTGGTTATGGATGAAGAAGTTTAAAAAAGATAAGACTGTATGGATACCACTTATGCAGCAGATGCAGAAATTAAAGAATGAACAAATAAAACTTATGGCAGAGGGACCTTTCTTTAAAGATAGTCCATTTAAGCATTTAAATAAAAATAATAATGCAATTAAACACAAATAAAATTCATTATGGAAAAATTGATGAAGTTTTGTTTTCTTTTAAAGATTTAGAAAAACTAATTAACTTTAAACCATCGACTACTACTAAGAACTTCAAAGCTACATTTTTTGATAATCCATCTGAGGAGCTTAGTTTTAATTGGCCTATTCCAGTTTGGTCAAGTGATAAGGACTCTTGGCCTATTAAAGAAATAAAAAAATTTATAAATAGTAGTGCTTGTCATTATAAGGATTGTAGTAGAGTAAATAAGAAAATAAATTTATTTTGTAAAAAATTAGAAGAAATTTATAACAAACCAGTTGATTGTCATATTTACTTTTCTCTAAATAAAAAGCTTGAGAGTTTTAAATATCATAATGATGATTATATGACTTTTATAATAGTGCAAGAAGGTACTTTAAAAGTAACTGTTGATAATAATACAAAGATATTAAAAGAAAAAGAGTTTGTTTTTATACCGAAGAATATAAATCATAAGGTTGAATCATTAAGCGAAAAAAGATTATCTCTTAGTTTTGTTTTGTATGAAGGAGACGGTAAATTTGAAGAACGAGACTGGATAACTATTTAATCTATTTTTTGTCGTGGGTTATAAACCCTTGGCATTGATCCCATCACAAATAATCTTTACAATTATTACTTGCGTTAATAAAAAATTTTTTATATGAGTGATAATAAGTACAACTACAAGAAATGTATAGAGTGTAAAGGAGAAGGTTTTATCTTTGCAAAATTCTCTAGAACCATTCATTCTTGTATTCATTGTAACGGATCAGGAAGCACGTCTCACGGACCAAGGTCAGAAGCAGACCAAGTATTATTATTTAAAGTAGCGTGGGATTATTTACATGGCAAAGAAAAAGGATGGTATCACTGATTTAACAAAGCTGAGTGTAATAGCAGCAGAGAAGCTTACGCCTAGTCAATTCAAGTTATTTCAATCAACTATATTTGCAATGCTCAATGGAGTTCAATATGGATACATTGAAATGGGACCACAATTCCTTCATGATACCAATGATATATACGCTATTCATAGCAAACCACAAAAGCCAACAAAGACCAAAAAAGTAATAGTCAAAATTAAAAACAATAAGTCAAATGTAATAGATTTCAATTCTTATCGTAAAGAAGATGTTATTGTATGAGAATGGATAATTATACTAAAAAAGAAATGACTCAAGACTTCAAGGATATAACGGACCATATATCTTATGAAGGACTTGAAGGTGCAGCCATCACAATATTAATTGAAGATGTCCATGAACATTACGAAGTCGCCAATCGTTGTAATTTTAAAAACTCGAAAGGCCATTATCGTGATCTACTCTCCAGACTTGTTAAGACTTATGGGCACTAGTATTGCTCAAGATATTATCTCTGAAAGTCATGTTTGTAATGAACAAAAGTTGTGGAGACACGTAATACTTAATGCATTTGAAGATGTAAGAATGTTATCAGGGGATAGAAAGAGCAGCTTAAATAAGTGTGATGCTCATTTCTGGATATCTGAATCTAAAGACTTTGAACAGATTTGTTGGTGGGCTGGTTGGGAGCCTGATAATGTTAGGTACAGATATTCTAAAGCTTTGAAAGAGGGATTAATAAAATTTAAAAGAAGGCATTTTTTGTGGCACGAATATTCTAAACTATTTGAGAGGTTAAAGGAAGAAGCTGATAAAGAAGTAAGGAAAGAATTAAGGAGACACATTGAGAATAAACGAAGACAAATCATGGATGCAGATAATGTCTACGTTGATCATAGTATATTAGAGTAGTCATGGTGGGTAAAAGAATTTTAACTTTGAGGGCAGGGAGCAATCGCCACCCTCAAAGCAGAAAGGAATCATATGAAGTATATGAAACATAATATTGTTATAGCATATTATGAAATTAAATCAAAATTTATTTGAAACCTTAATTGATGTAGGCAGTGGCCTTATATTATCAACATTAATACAGCTCTGGATATTCCCTATATTTGGTATGTATCCAACAGTATGGGAAAGCTTTCATATAGCAGTTATCTTTACAATCATTAGTATATGTAGATCTTGGTTATGGAGAACCTTTTTTAGATCTAGGCCACATAAGAAACAAATAAAAAGTATGTAGCCTAGACTAACTAACAAAGAGGCAATAAATGAAAAACTTATTGCTTAATTTAGTAGTAATCATTTCATCTGTATTTGTCAAACCCAGCTCCGTGAACCTTGGTAATAATTGGTAAGAATGATTGTCTAGCGAAAATTTTTTTTTGGTAAAAGGGTGTGGGTTCTGTGACCTAGACTCTCGGACCACGGCTCTCGGCTGCCGTTTCCTAGTACACTTCCTTACAAACATTTTATTTTTTTTTTTTTAAAACAAGCCTTTTTTAGGCTAGTTCTGGGAAAATCGTTGATATATAACAATTCTAGAGCATTTTAGACCAGGAAAACACCAGGAATTTCCCAGGAAAAAACCTTCAGTTTTAGGAATAAGGCAGAAATATGAAACAGAGAGGCCATTTTGTGCTAAAAAAATTTTATTATTTTGTTTCTAAGAAAGTGTATTGGGAGAAACTTGTGGTAGTATCTGGTCAAGAAATGACCAAAAGAAAAAATACATTAAAATCTACTGCCGAACTAACACTTAAACAAAAAGCTTTTGTTGATATATATGTTAGTAATTGGGGAGAGATTACTAAGGTTGAAGCTGCTAAAAGAGCTGGATATAAATCAAATAAACCTGAAGGTCCCACAGAAATTGCAAGTAGATTAACTGATCCAAATAAAAACCCACATGTAGTGCGTTATATGGAAATGAAGTATAACCAAGAATTAAAAAAACATGAAGGGGACAAATTAAAAAAATATAAAAGATTTGAAACTTTAAGTAAAAAGGCAGAAGATAAAAAACAATTTTCTGTAGCTGTTAATGCAGAGTATAGATCTGGGCAAATGGCAGGTATGTTTGTAGATAAGAAAGAAGTAACACATGTTGGATTGGAGGGTATGAGTCGTGAACAACTTGAAAAAAGATTATCAGAGCTCGAAGGTAAAATCGGAGAAGCGAAAGATATCATTAACGTCACGCCAACAGCAATTAGTTCGGAGTAGCCATTGGATGGTAGCATTTAATGAAATTCATAATGCTCATCTTAATACTTCGATTGGTATTGTTTCAATTTTAACTGAGGATGAAAAATGAAAACTTTGAAGCTGCATGTGAAAAATATTTTCAAAACTTTGAAGTCATATGTGAGATTTTTTTAGTAGTATGAAAAAGAAAAAAAATAAAAAAATTCAAAAATCAAAAATTCTAAATTTTAATTTTAAAAATTTAGGAAATGATATAACTCAATACCCATTTGTTGAGATAAAATGGTTAGATATTGAGGGCGATAGTGGTTGGCAAGATACAAAAAGTTTAAAAAATTCTAAACTTCCAATATGCGTTTCAAAGGGTTATTTATTAAGTCAAGCCAAAGGAATAACTAGAATATTTACTGATTTTATAGAGACCAAAGATAAACCTACATTTGATAATATTGGAAATACGACAATAATTCCAACATCAGTAATTGTATCAATAAAAAAAATTAACTTGTAAAAATTTTTATTAATGTATATAGAGTTTTTATGGACAAATTTTTTGCATTTATTATAAGATTAATCGTATTTTACCCTATTCCCACACTAGCTGTATTGGTTTTATTAGCCTTTTTAGGCATTAAATAAACATTTGACAAATAGATATTTATCCTATATTCATGGGATATGAATAATAAAAAAAATAAAGGTGTTTTACTTATAACTTTAATATCTAGTGAAACTTCTATTGAACCAAATTTTTTAATGGAAGATAAGCAATTTGTTAAAAAAGTAAAATCTTTAATAAAACAAAAAATTAATTTTTTTGATATTAAAAATAAAATGGTAGAATGGTGTCAGAAAAATTTTTAAACTAATAAAGGATCAATAATGGGATACACTAACTATTGGCACAAGTATAACGATTTCACAGAAAGTGAATGGAAACAAATAAAAGAAGAATTTAACTATATCAAAGAAGTAGTTGGTCATTTAATTAAAGATGAAAGTACAAATGATATTATCAAGTTTAATGGTATTGGTGATAATGGTCATGAAGACTTTTATTTAAACAAAGAAGCAAAAACGCCATTTGATAAAACTTATGAAGGTCAAGATATTTCATTTGATTTTTGTAAAACTAATGAAAAACCTTATGACATTGCCGTTTGGCACTTACTAACGTTTATTAATAGAATTTGTCCTAACTTTGCTATAAGTAGAGACAGATAACAAAAACAAAGGAACAAAAAATGAATGCATACGAAGTAAAAAAAGAAACTGAGAATAATTATAATCTAGGGAAGATTAGACAATTAATAAAAAAAAATAAGTATCTTTTTAAAAAACAAAATAATAGATATTTTGATATAAGTAATTTTGAAAAAAACAAACTTTCTGTCTGTTCACAAGGTGGTGGCTTTGTTCAATCTGTAGATATTACTGAGCAAAAGTTTATCAACGATTTTAAGAATGAAAAAATCATTTTTAAAAATGAACTTCCATTTGTTTGGAAGAAAGTTAAATTATATCATGATCATTGGATTGCAGACAATAGAACTGACCTTGAACATTTTATTGAGGGTTATGTAACTGAACATAAATGGAATGGATGGTCAATCCCTATGGTTGAACTTGATCAGATTAAAAAGTTTAATGAAATACAAAAAAAGACTTTGGATAGCGAACCTTCATCTATTTTTAAAATTATAGATAACGACAGTATTCAAATAAAAATGTTTGATGAAGATGAATGGATCACAATTGAAAGATCAGAGTTTGTTGTTAATGGTAAAACAATTAAAGCTTTTGATGTGTCACTTGGTTGGACATGGTCAGAGGAAAATTATAATGATTAAAATACTAACAGATCAAATTGGTAAAAAAGGATTTATTGTAGATGGAATATTTATAACTAATCCGTATTATCGTGAAGATTTACAAGTTGAAGTAGACCCATTTGAGTATTATGGATTAACCCCTAGTGAATTGATACCTTTCAAAAATTGTAAGCCAGAACCCAAAGAAATTGAACCAAAGTATGAGGATTTAATAAAAAAATTAAAAGGCATGAAATTTTTTATTGTTCGTTGGTGTGGGGACGAAAGTTGTCCTTGTTCTCAAACTGTAAAAGACCCAATTAAATTTTTTAATGAATTTGTATATGATAATGATACCATTAAAGATCTTGCAGAAATGGAAGTTGGGCAACGCTATAATGTTGATGAAATGATGCAAGACATAGAAATTTTGAGGTATGAATAATGTATCCTACAATTAAAATTTATGTTGAGGGTGGTGCAGTAATGGAAGTTGATAATCTGCCAGATGGTTTTGATTATGAAGTGATTGATCGTGATGTTCTTGAAATTGAAGGGACAGAACAAGAAAAAGTTATCAAAGAAAGTCCATTAAGTGACATATGAATAAAGAATTGTGGTAAGTCGTTAGTGGTAGGCTTTTAAAATTAACCAGATTGACATTTAATGTCATTACAAGATGCCACAATAAGACCCCTAACAAAGCGAGAGTAGAGTTGGGGGTTTTTTTATGTTATTGACTTAATAAGTTAATGGCAAAATCAGAAAAAAATCTTTGGCAACGAATAAAAAAGTTAAATTTAAAAGGTCAATTATTTCGTATAGAAAGTAACACTATCAATGGAATTCCAGACGTTTATTGGTTGATAAATAACAAAAGTATTTGGATTGAACTAAAGTCAAATGATGTCAAGAATTGTGGACTTACAAAGTTTCAAATAAATTGGCACTTAACACATTATAAGAATGGTGGACAATCTTTTATCTTGCGAGAAGACCTCTCGCAGAGACCCTCTCAAAATTTACAAATTTTCGTGGTTCGTGAACCGAGACGCTTGGTTCGTGCCTACTCATCACTCAATTTAAAAGATGCAATTCAAAAAATCTTGACGCAATAACCACGCCTCTCGCATCTCTGTTTGACAAACTATGTTTGTCAAACTTTGAGATTGCATGTGGGTTTTTTTCTTTAACCATTTACCTTTATACATGCGTAAAGTTTGAGATTGCATGTGGGATTTTTTTTCTTCCTATATACCTTTACATGTGCGTAAACTTTGAGATTGTATGTGGGATTTTTTCCTAAAGGTATTTACCTTTATATATAAAAAAATTTATTTTTTTAATTGGTCCTGGATAACTGGCCTGGCCTAGAGTCTTATTGGTCCTGAGTCTATAGCAGCATAAATAAAAAGTTGACAGCTCTTAGCGTCCCATGATAATAAGATTCATTAATTAACAAAAGGAAACATATGACTAAAAAAATAGATGAAATAAAAAAAGAATTGTCCGACGTAACGGACAAAATTGAGAGTATGATTGAGAAGGGGGTTAGTGAAACAAACCCTAAACTAGATAAATTAAGCACTAAGCAGCATCAATTAGAAATTGAGCTTGATTTTGAAACAAATGTAATGGGGGTAACTAATGACTAAAAAAATAACACCGCCTAAAGGATGGCCAAAAGATAAACCATGGACCGAGAAGGATGCAGCAGAAGCAACGGCTGCCGCTGGGCTTGGCTTGAGTCGCAGCGATTTCTCAGATGATGGTGCAGACCTTCAGGATCTGAAAGAAAGCTTAGAGCTGCTTAAAACTAATGAACTAGTTGAGATAGTAATAGACCAAAGTAAACAGCTAGAAAAAAAAACGGGGGGTAACTAATGCCTTTATTAAATTATTATTCTCAAACCAAAATGGCTAAGGGGGAAAAATTCGGATATAAAACGGCTATCCTTCATTTGGCCCCTTTTACACTAAGTGGAAAAAACGTCTGTCCCAAAGCATCCCCTGAGTGTGCTGCAGCTTGTTTAAATACATCAGGCCGTGGCCAAATGGGCTCGGTTCAAAAAGCTAGACTCAATAAAACTAATTATTTTTGGACTAATAAAAATGGTTTCTTATGGGATCTGAGTCGTGAAATTGAGCAGCTCAAAAAAAGAGCTGCTAATCAGGGCTTTAAGTTTGCAGTAAGATTAAACGGGACCAGTGACCTGGCCTGGCATCGTATGAAAGTTGAAGGCGGTTCCAATTTAATGCAGCTACATCCTGATGTGCAATTTTATGACTACACAAAAGTCTTAAATTATATTGATCATGATATTAAAAATTATCATGTTACTTTTAGCGACTCAGGCAGAAACAATTCAGACATTGCTGCAGCAATTGAGAAGGGCTCAAACGTGGCTGTTGTGTTTCAAGATAAGTTACCCAAAAAATGGCTTGATAAAAAAGTCATAAATGGTGACCTTCATGATCTTAGGTTTAAAGATCCGAGAGGCGTGATTATTGGGCTCGTTGCTAAGGGTCAAGGCCGTAAAATCAATAATAAGTTTATCAAGGCGGTAGCCTGATGGATAAATTTTTAGCCTTTATAATGCGACTGGTTATATTTTTTCCAGGTACTATTGGAATTATACTCTTATTAGTACTTCTTTTTTAGAACGATTCTAAATTACAACGCCAGGCCAGGACAACCTGGCGTTGTATTAAATTTAAATAAATCTTTTTCTTGTATTATCTTTTTAAATCCCTTAATAATGGGACAGTGATAAATAAAAAACAAACTAACAAAAAGGAAGGTTAATTATGAAATCACTTAAACAAATGTTAACAATCGTTAACAATAAAAAGATTGATTATAAAGCTTTAGTTTATAGTCAATTTACCGACACAATAAAAAACTACACTAAGGTCACTAAGTTAATAAAACCTGAACTAGTTGAACATTGTGAAGCAAACGAGAACTACTTTCAATTTAAAGAGCCTAAAACTACTGGTAAAAAAGGTCTTTATATTGGATCGGTTCAATTAGTCACAAAAAATACAAGTAGGTTTGACGTGACACAATTCAAAAAAGATAACCCAGAGTTATACGCTAAGTATTTAGTTGGTGGTGTCTCTAATGAATTAAGAACTAACTACAAACTAGAGGTTAAATAATTATGAATATTGCATTACATATATTTTTAATCTTAATTAGTTTCTCAATCGCATTTTTTGGCGTGATTGTTTTATTCACTGTTGACCCTTGGGTCGGTTTAACATTGTCAGTGGGTGGGATTGTATTAGCCATTAAATCAATAGAGGTTTAATTATGGCTAAATTAAATTATAGAAATTGGTTCATTAATTGTAGACCACTTAAAGACAACGAGGGAAATTGGCAGTTAGAACTAGAGAAGGGGGAAATAGTCCACACCTTCACTATGGCTAAGTCAATGACAGTTGGGTCAATAGAAAACTTTGCATATGATCGCATTGACGAATATGTTGAAGACGAAATAAAAAGTTAATCATACGAATAAACGCCCCCTATACTTGGGGGCGTTGACACCCATAGAGGTACCAACCAAAATCCAAAAATAGAAATTTTTTTATTTCTATTTTTTTAGGATTTTTTATCTATATTTTACTAACTTTACCTTTACTTGCTATGACAGATAGAAGTACAAAGGCCTTAAATGAAAGGGGTTTCTTTTTTGGGGACCCAAGGGTATAGTAAATATATATGACTAATACAGATTTGATGACCACCGATCAGCTACGAAAGAGGCTCGAAAAAGTGTGGCTTCAACATATAAAATTATGTCAAGATAACTTCTTGTACTTTGTAAAGAATGTTTGGCCAGATTTCATTTGTAGAACTGACAGTAATCCAGATAAATGGGGACATCATCAACACATAGCACATGAGTTTACAAAAATTGCTAAACACAAAAAAGGAAGGCTTATTGTTAATATGCCTCCTAGACACACTAAATCTGAATTTGCATCTATATACTTTCCAGCATGGATGATTGGAAAGAATCCTAAAATGAAATTAATGCAAGTATCACACAACGCAGAACTTTCTGGTAGATTTGGTGCTAAGGTAAGAAACTTAATTGATAGTCCAGAGTATAAACAAATCTTTGGAGATGTTAAACTAAGAGAAGATAGTAAGGCAAAAGGACGTTGGGAGACCAATCAAGGTGGGGAATACTTTGCAGCGGGTGTTGGCGGTTCTATCACAGGACGAGGGGCGGACTTACTTATTATCGATGATCCACATACTGAACAAGACTCACTATCCGATAGTGCGATGGAGAGAACTT